TTTGTTGTATATTGACTTCAATCCGGGCTTTCCGGTGTATCAAACAGTCCCGGCTGACGACATGCAGATTGATACGCCTAACTTGCATGTAAGGAAAAATCATGGCAAATACCACGTTTAGCGGCCCAGTTCGTTCCGAGAATGGCTTTCAATCCATCTCTGTCAGTTCAACTTCAGGCGCTGTTACGGTTAACTCTTCTTTTGGTTCTGACGTAGTTCTGGGCACACAGTCTTTGTCTGGTGCTGGCGCAGTTGACGTTACCAACGCTTTTACTAATTTGACTTCCACAGGCGCGGCTCAGGCTTTGACTTTGGCTAACGGCACTCTTGGTGAAGTCAAGATCATTACCCACGCTGTTGATGGCGGCTCCGCTGTTTTGACTCCTACAACGAAGATTGGTTTTACAACCATTACTTTCACTGGTGTTGGCGAATCTGCTATGTTGGTCTACACATCCGCTGGCTGGGCTATTGTTGCTTTGAATGGCGCTGTTTCAGCTTAATCAACCCAAGGGGCTTTTAGCCCCGTTTTTAAAGGAGCTTGATTATGATGCAGACAGACGTTAAGGGTAAGGATTGCGCGGCTGGCGCAACTACTACCGTGTTCAGCGGACGTGCTCGTTTCAAAGGTATTTGGTACAGTTCTTCTGGTGCTTCTACAATTGCTGTCAAAGATGGTGCTACTACCTTATTTACTTTCACAGTTGCAGGTCAAGCCTCGGATGACATCTGGATTCCGGGTGAAGGCGTGTTGTGCGAGACAAGTTTAGTAATTACTACCGGAGCGGGTCTGACCGCAGTGGTGTTCTATGGCTAAGAGTCCAGCATGGCAGAGAGCGGAAGGCAAAAACCCCGAGGGTGGCTTGAACGCCAAAGGGCGAGCCTCTGCGAAAGCGCAAGGCATGAACTTGAAACGGCCCCAGCCGGAAGGCGGCTCACGGCGCGACTCCTTCTGTGCAAGGATGAGTGGGATGAAGAAAAAACTGACAAGCGCCAAAACCGCCAACGACCCGAACTCACGGATCAATAAGTCTTTGAGAGCGTGGAATTGCGCAGATGGCGGCTATGTAACTGCGGCTGATGGCTGCGCCACCAAGGGCAAGACAAAAGGGCGAATGGTGTGAAACAAGAGAACGTTGAAACCATAAAGCATGTGACAGACGGTGTAGCCGCTGTTACAGCTATTGGCACGCTAATGCAACTACTCCCTTCGGTTGCCGCCCTGTTTACGATTGTGTGGACAGGTATGCGCATTACAGAGATGGTTGCAGGCAAACCTTTTGCTGAAATAATCCGCAGGAAAAAAGATGCCAGCAACGAGTAATAAACAAAAGCAGTTTATGGATGCTGCTGCACACAACCCGAAGTTTGCAAAGGCTGCGGGCGTACCAGTATCGGTCGCTAAAGAATTTAGCGGCGCGAGTAAAGGGATGAAGTTTGGCAAGGACACCAATACGTCCCGCCCCGATCTTCAAAAAGTTAACAAACCCAAGACTCTTCATGGCAAGATGTCACTTATGAAAGAAGGCGGTAATACCATGGCTTCTAAAATGAACCCCGGATTTATGGCAATGATGGCCAAGAAAAAGGGCGTAACTAAAATGTCTAGTGGCGGCGCTATGCCCATGAAGGACGGCAAACCTGCGTTTATTGGCGACGGTAAGGGCGCAATGAAAAATGGCGGCACGGCTAAAGCAGACATGAAGCAAGACAAGGGCATGATGCAAAAGGCTGTGAACAAACACGAAGGCCGTTTGCATAAAGGCTCGCCTATGACTAAGTTGTCTAAAGGTGGTGGCGTTGAGTCTAAGGGTAAAACCAAAGGCAAGATGGTTAAGATGAACATGGGCGGCAAAGCCTGCTAATTTAAGGAGCCCAACATGGCACGACGTAAAAATTTAACAGCCCTTGCCGCACTTGGCACGTTGGGCTATATGTTGTCCAAAAAGGGCGACAAAGCAAGCGACAAGAAAGACGAGAAGTCAATTGCCGCTGCAGCGGAGCGCCGCATAGCTGCTGATAGAGATGCTACTGACCAAAAAACCTCTGGCGATAAAGACGATATGTTTATCGAACCGGGTTCTGGTCCTCACGGGCAACAATATGACGATGAGTTACCCGGTGCCTCTGCGCCTAGTAGAGTTTCTGCTGCCGCGCCTAAAAAACCTGCTAAACCATCATCTGCTAAACCATCATCTGGCGCTGCAAAAAACCTTACTGCAAGTGAAAGTCAGGCAGCTAGAAACGCTTTAGGTGAGGGTTCTTATAGACAGGATTCTGTGTACAACCCTGATAGAAGAGGGGTTACCAGCGAAACACGAGTACCAAGATTTACACCTAACGAGCCTCCTGTTCAAACGCATTTTGGCGCTCGTAACGAAGAAAACGCACCCCGTGGCAAAATTGACGTAACTAAGTATTCTTTGGCTGAGCGTAACAAGATGCCTTCCGACCGCGCTCCAACAGATTACCGACCCGTAAACGAACGGTTTAAAAGAGGTGGCAAGGTTAAGAAAATGGCGTCCGGTGGCATGACTTCGTCGTCCGCTTCTAAACGTGCTGACGGTATTGCCACTAAAGGCAAGACCCGCGGCAAAATGTATTAAGGAAATATCATGAGACGTAGACTCAACGACAAACCAGATTCTGGTGGTGGCGGTGGCGGCGGTGGCGGGTATGTACCTGCTGTAGTAGCCATGAAAACTGGCGTAATTGGCGGCGGTATTGGCGCGGCTCATTTGATTAAAAAGAAAGATGAGCGGGATGCTGAACAAAAAGATAGAGATCAACGTGACGCTGACGCGGAAATGAAGCGTGAGTCTCGCGGAGTAAAAAAGCCAGCTAACTTTGGTATTCTTGAAGAAGCCAAACAAGAAAATAAAGATGCTCAAGATCGTAAAAAAATTAGCGACATGGGCTACGCCCGAGGTGGTATGACCGCTTCTAAACGTGCTGATGGCTGCGCCACCAAGGGTAAAACCCGCGGAAAGATGGTGTAACCATGATAGCCAGCCGTGGCATGGGAGCCATACTTCCAAGCAAAATGCCCAAGGGCAAGAAGAAAGCCCGGCGGGATAACACAGACTTTACCCAGTACAAAGAGGGTGGTGCGGTAAAATCTAAGGTGAACGAAGCTGGCAATTACACTAAGCCTGAGTTACGCAAGCGGATTTTTAACAGCGTTAAAGCTGCGGCGGTACAAGGCACAGGCGCTGGCCAGTGGTCAGCCCGTAAAGCGCAGTTGATGGCTAAACGATACAAAGCCGCAGGTGGTGGCTATAAATGAAATGGTCTGACAAGCGCAAGAAAGCCGTAGACTGCGACAACCCAAAAGGTTTCTCAGAGAAGGCGCATTGTGCTGGTAAGAAAAAGATGGCTGGTGGTGGGTTGGCTAAACCGCAACAGTCTCTCAAGGACTGGGGCGACCAAAAATGGAGAACCAAAAGTGGCAAACGCTCTTCTGACACGGGTGAAAGATACCTTCCTAGCGCTGCGATCAAAAGTCTCAGCCCTGCTGAGTACGCTGCAACAACGTTGGCGAAGCGTAAGGGCAAAGAGGCCGGGAAACAATTCGTAGCCCAACCAAAAAAGATCGCAAAGAAAACAGCAGGCTTTAGATAATGGCAACCACTTCTGGCGCATCAGGTTTTAATCTCCAACTCGATGAATTGGTCGAGGAGGCGTTTGAACGCGCCGGTGGTGAGCTGCGTACTGGCTATGACTTGCGCACTGCGCGTCGTAGTTTGAACATCATGTTTGCGGATTGGGCCAATCGCGGCATCAATATGTGGACTATAGAGCAGGGTGAAATCACTCTTGTTCAAGGTCAGAATACGTACGCTCTACCAGACAATACAGTTGATCTGATTGAGCACGTTATCCGTACGCAGCCTAACGCAGCTAATACACAGGCTGACTTAACAATCACACGTATTAGTGTTTCTACGTACGCTACGATCCCCAACAAGATTCAGCAAGCCAGACCAATTCAAGTCTGGATTCAACGATAT